CAATATCCGGCCGATCAGTTGCACAGTTGGACCGAACAGTATGATGAAGTGTTGCTGCGCATGCGTGGCAGTATTATGGGCATTGGGTTGGTAGCCACGTGACATATGATTATCTGATTGTGGGTGCTGGCTTCTATGGTGCCACTTTTGCAAGACTACAAACCGACTTGGGTCGACGTTGTCTGGTAATAGATCGAAGAGATCACATAGCCGGAAACGCCTATACCTATCGTGTAGATGACATTGATGTACACAAGTATGGCCCACACATTTTCCATACTGACAACGATGAAATTTGGCAGTTTGTAAATAGATTCGGACGGTTCAACAACTTTATCAATCGTCCAAAAGCATACGTGAATGGTAGGCTGTACAGTCTACCATTCAACATGAATACTTTCAAAGAAATATGGGGCGTGGTAGTACCCAGACAAGCCGAAACTATCATAGAAAGTCAACGTTTGAAGCTGGACCGAGAACCGGCCAATCTTGAAGAACAGGCGCTGTGCCTGGTAGGTAGAGACATATATGAACTACTGATCAAGGACTATACACAGAAGCAGTGGAACAGACACCCTAGAGATTTGCCTGCCGACATTATCAAACGACTGCCGCTGCGATTCACCTATGACGACAACTATTTTAACGATCGTTATCAAGGTTTACCTGTGGAAGGCTATACCAAACTTGTGGAAACAATGCTGGATGGCATAGAAGTCAAACTGAACTGTAACTACATATTCAATCGCGCAGAACTCGACTCATTGGCCAAACGTGTAGTCTATACCGGTGGTATCGACGAATACTTTGACTATGATTTTGGTACGCTGGCCTATCGTGGGCTAAAATTTGAAACTGAAATTTTAGACATAGACAATCTGCAAGGCAATGCAGTGATCAACTTTCCTGAATCCAGCTGTGCCTGGACCAGGGTGATTGAACACAAACACTTCAATCGCAGTCGTTCTGAACGCACTGTCATTACCAGAGAGTATCCAGCTGAATGGTTTCAAGATCAAACTGCTTACTATCCAATCAACGACAGTACCAATCAAAAATTGTTCAGACGCTATCAAGAACTGGCCGAAACACGTAAAAATGTTATATTTGGTGGTCGCCTGGCCGAATATAGATACTATGACATGCATCAAGTAATTGGATCGGCAATGGCTGCTGTACGACGCACACAACAAGGAACCTTATGAAAAATTATCTAATAGGTGCAGTTAGACCTGTAAGCACTACCTGGGGCTATTGGAAAACACAAGAAGAAGAACGCATAGCTGTGGAAACAGCCAAACGCTATGAAGCCATGTACGAAATCAGTCGTGCCAGTGCTAGAAAGTTTTTGCAGGGCGACTGGGAAGAAGTAAAGTTTACAGCACCAGTGCTAGATGCCAGACAGTATCAGATAGCGCAGTGGTATGTGATCAAAGAACTCTGGTACAAAGAACCCTGTAATATTCTAGCCATGGGCGCCGACACTTTGTTTATCAAACCTGTAGAAGTGTTCGGTCGTTACGACAAAATGATGATGTTCAATTATACCGATCCAAGATCACATGAAGAATTTGCACATTACTTCAATGATGACATTAGGTATTATCCTGCAGACATGGACCGTCGTGTATGGAATCTAGGCGAAGAAAAAATGAAAGGTTGGTTTGATCATGCTGAGGCTGGATGGGGATGGGGTCAGCTCATACATAACTATCAATTCTGGTCACAGAACATAACCGTTGAACAAGTGTTAGATCCCACAATGGCATGGCAGGCTTTTAATCTCAATCAAGAATTCTGCTCGCAATGGAATGGGTGCGGTATTGATCAAGTCAAAATCATGCACTTTCATGGCAGCAGAGACGCCGACACCAGAGTCGACGTAATGACCAATCTAGCAAAACAATTAGGCATATGAAAATATACTACTCTCAACGACAAATTAGAGACTTTCAATTTGAAATCTGCCGTCAGATACAACAGTCTGGTTGGCGCCCTGAACTAATAGTAGGGCTAGCGAGGGGTGGCTTACATCCAGCTGTTGATCTCAGCCATTATTTTGACATACCCATGCGAGCGCAGGCCATACAACTGCGCGATGGCACAGTTGAAGCCAATGAAGAAATCAGCAAGATGGCCTACGAGGGCCGAAACATACTGATTGTAGACGATATCAACGATACAGGTGCTAGCCTAAGACACCTTATGGATCTGTGGCAGCAGACATATCGTGCTGACGACTTGGCCACTTGGGAAAGCAGATGGCATAACACAATCAGATCAGCAGTGCTGATCAACAACGCAGACAGTCGTATGTTTGTAGATTATGCCGGATTTGAAATCAACAAGTTTGAAAATCCAGAATGGTGTGTGTTTCCTTGGGAGCATTGGTGGAGCATTTCTAGCTACAGATAAATAATTGTCTCTGCTCCACGGATGGTTAGCCATCAAATCTCAATGAAAAATAAGCTTTATACATTGCCATTTGTGCATGTGTTGATTACTCAGACCTGTAATATGAGCTGCCTTGGCTGCTGTACGATCAGTGATCAAACGTGGCCAGGCTACGTATCATGGCAGGAAGGACAACAGTGGTTGACTCAATGGCAATCTCGCATTCAATTTGAACGTTTTGGTCTAGTAGGAGGTGAACCATTTATTAATCCTGAACTAGATAAATGGATTTTGGGTGTTAGGCAGATGTTTCCCGATAGTCGTATACAGATTACCACTAATGGTAGTCTGCTACACAAACATTATGACATCTTAGAGTTGTTAGATCAAGTTGGCAACAGTATACTTAAGATTAGCAGGCATATAAAAGATGATAACTGTGATCAGGCCATAGATTGGTTGCTCGGCCGTTTTGACTGGACTCAAATTCGAGAGTATGGATTGAATCGTTTGGTAACTAATAATGGATTTAGACTAGATGTCAGAGACTTGCCATCTGGTCGTCCTTACATGCAAAAAAATCTGTTCATCAAAACCTATGATGGTCCGCATCATCAAATGCGTCCTTATAACAACAATGCCCAAGCTGCTTATGCTGCCTGCTTAGAAAATGGTCTACCGGTGTTAAACTTACATCAAGGCAGACTGTACAAGTGTATGACAATGGCATTAAGGCAGACGGAATTGGATAAATTTGGTAGACCTAACTATAATCTATGGCAACCATTGTTAGCAGAACACCCAGGCGCCAATTGGTTGTGTACTGACGAGGAGCTAGATAATCTATTTGCCAACATAGGACAACCTGCTGGTTTTTGTAGGCAGTGCCCCACCAAAGAACAAGAACACACTTTTTTTGATCACAGTCGAACTGTGTTTTGGAAACGAGATATCAAAGGAAAACAACATGAAAATCAAACGCATCAGTAATTTTGGCAGTTTTGGTCATTTTGTCGACGGCGTAGACATGGATCACATTACCGAAGAACAATGGATGGCCATTGGACAGCTTCACATGGAAGGTTTGGTCACCATACTAAGAGACATCAAGATTACCAAAGAACAGTACCTTGACTGGGTACCCAAGTGGGGTCCTATTAAAAGCAACGCCAGAGCACACTTTCAAAAAAAGTATGGCGCACAATTTGATGCTAAAAAACCTGAGACATGGTCTGCTGCTGGACTTAGTGAAGAAGATCACAAGTGGATGAATGCTAGGCAGTATCAACTTGAACCCACCGAAGATGGCAGGTTTCTAACCAGGGTCTACGGTAAACGCGACGAAGAAGGCCACATGCTAGGCTATTTCAGTACCGGCGACATTGAATGGCACAGCAATGAATGTTCGAGTCTGACTTTCAGTCCGTGTGTTAGTTTACTAGGTTGGGATCATATGGTTGGTTCTGCCACTGGTTTCATCCAAACCGTTGATCTATACGATAGTTTTACAAGCAGTTTCCAAAGCGAGCTAGACGAAATGATATTGGTACATCGCTACGAAGTAGGTCGTGTTAACGAAAACGAACATACCGACGAAGAATTTGCCATACACATCAAAACTGCTTTCTGCCCAGTTGATGATGCAGAAACTCCATTGGTATGCTATAGTCCAGGTGGACACAAAGGTCTGCACTACAGTATGAACACTCGTGCATTGATCAAAGGCATGACCGAAGAGCAAAGTCGCCGAGTGTTTGACGAAATTGACAGTAAGCTGTTTGTCAAAGATTGGGTCTACGATCACTACTATCAACAGAACAACGATCTGGTATTTTTCGATCAAAGTGTTACCTTACACAATCGTACCGGACATCATCCGGATCGCAAAGCATTTAGACAGCAGTTTGATCCCAGCTGCTTGTTAGACCAGCCCTACTATCCCTGGAAGCACAGTGCAGAGTTTAACCAACGCTACGTGCAAGAAACACATGAACTTGTAGACCTTCTTGGCGGCGACGTAAAGGCCAAATTCAAATTACCGTAACTGTTGACATTGATCTAAATATTGCGTATTATACGTGTATAACCTTATGAGGCATCGATGACCAATCCTTTTCAAGATCAGGCTAAATTTATGCAGGCCTGTGATCAAACCGTAGGCACTTTTAATGAATCACAATATCAGTTATACTGCAATCTAATCGCAGAAGAATTTAATGAACTAGTAGCCAGTGGTACAGTGGTTGATGATCTTGATGCATTGATTGATATACTTGTAGTAACCATTGGCGCTATTCACAGCCTTGGCGCTGATGCCGAAGGAGCCTGGAACGAAGTCATGCGTAGTAACATGGCTAAGATAGACAGCGAAACCGGTAAGGTTCGTAAACGCGAAGATGGCAAAGTACTCAAACCTGACGGCTGGCAACCACCACAACTAGACAAATTTATTCACGGTCACTAATGGAAAAAATTACCTACACAGAAATATTCTACAGTCTACAAGGCGAAGGTCGATGGGCTGGCGTACCTAGCGTGTTCTTTAGAACATTTGGCTGTAACTTCCGCTGTCGCAAGTTTGGCCGTCCGCGAGACGAAGAAATCGAAGGACACAATCCTGAAGTTACTGCTATCATTAAAAAGATCGAGCAGAATCCCAATCAATATCAAGAGTTCAAGGACTTGCCACTGGTAACTACAGGCTGCGATACCTACGCTAGTATCTATCCTGAATTTAAGAAATACAATCTACAGCACACAGTGCCAGAGATTGTGGATCGTATGCACGAAATCATACCCGGCAACCAATGGAGTTATGATGCTCATGATGACATACACTTGGTCATTACTGGTGGTGAGCCGTTGTTGGCGTATCAGCAATTGTATCCTGACATGATTGAACGTTGTCGTGCCAACGGCTTACGCAATCTAACCTTTGAAACCAATGGCACTCAAGAATTGTACCCTGAAGTACATGAATATCTATTTGAAGAATTTACTAGACATGGTAGGGACTATGACAAACTGACTTTCAGCGTGAGTCCTAAACTGCCATGTTCAGGGGAGTCTTGGGATCGTGCTATACTGCCCAAGACGGTAAAAAGCTACGAGATGATAGGCATGACCTATCTCAAATTTGTAGTAGCTACCAAGCAAGATGTACGTGACGCCGATCGTGCAGTCAGCATGTATAGAGAAGCCGGTTTTGGTGGTCCTGTCTACCTGATGCCAGTGGGTGGTGTGCCTCAGGTGTATAATCTCAACACGCAAGACGTTGCTCGCTTTGCCATGGAGCGAGGTTATAGATACAGTCCTAGACTGCAGGTTGATATCTGGCGCAATGCCTGGGGAACATAAAACTAATGAATGAAACTCGTGCTCGAACATTGACTAGAATGGTAACCTATCGCTTGACAGCCTGGCTGTTTACGATTTTTTGGACATGGTTGTTTACCGGAGACATTGCCAAGAGTACCGGCTTTGCTACTGCTCTACATGTTTTGTTAAGCATAGACTATTACATCCATGAACGGATTTGGTTAAAAATAAAATGGGGTAAAACAGATGCATGACAAGATAACCAAATGGATTAAAGATTATGCCACAAAACACAATATCAGTGCTCTAGTAGTTGGCATCAGTGGCGGTATTGATTCGGCTGTGGTGTCCACCTTGTGTGCTCGAACAGGTCTTTATACCATGGCTGTCAGCATGCCTATTCGTCAAAGCCAACACACTCACGATCTTAGTTTACGTCATGGGCAATGGTTAAAGACCAATTTTGAGCTGGTAGATCACATCACCATTGATCTCACGCCCACCTTTGAACAGTTTGAAACTGCCACCAAAGTATACAGCCATGAATTGGCTTATGCTAACAGTAGGAGCAGACTACGCATGATGACCTTGTATCAACTTGCGCAGGCCAACTCGGGTATAGTAGTAGGTACAGGCAACAAGGTCGAAGACTTTGGTGTAGGATTTTTTACCAAGTACGGCGACGGTGGTGTAGATATCAGTCCAATTGGTGACTGCTTGAAAACTGAAGTGTGGCAAATGGGTCGTGAACTAGGCATATTACAAGACATAATCACGGCCGCACCTACCGATGGACTGTGGGATGATGGACGCACTGATGAAGATCAGTTGGGCATGAGTTATGAGGATTTAGAATGGGCCATGGAACGCCATATGGTCGGTGACGACAGCGATGATCCTAGGCTGGTCACCTACAGACGCATCCGTCGAGCAAACTTGCACAAAATGCTGCCCATCCCTGTGTGTAAACTAGGAGAATAAAATGAAATGGTTAGATCGTTTAATCAAGCCCAAGAAAAAAACAGCTGAACCAACAGCAAAGCCAGCACCAAAGAAAACTGCCAAAGACCTAGCCACCGAAGCTGGCGAACCTTACGTGGCCATAGTAGGCATGGACATTGATCCAGAAAACCTGCATCAAGGCGCATTTGAACTAGACTGGAATTCGGTGTTTGTTACCAGATTGGTCAAGGCTGGCTATATGATGAAGCCCGATGACAGCGATGCAGACATTGTGGATCGCTGGTTTCAGAATGTGTGTAGACATGTGGTCATGGAAACCTGGGAGCAAGAGCAAGCTATGAATCCCAGTCGCTATGTTTACAGTCGCAACCTTGGAGATGGACGCAGAGAGGTCAGCTGATGATATTCAATCATATTAAAGAGCTCAAACGAGCCGGCAAAAAAATTGGCATCACATTCAGCACCTTTGACATGCTGCATGCTGGACACATAGCCATGCTCAGCCAAGCAAAGAATTACTGTGATTATCTAATAGCCGGATTACAAACCGATCCTACTATAGATCGTCCGGACACAAAAAATAAACCAGTACAGAGTATAGTAGAACGTCAGATACAGTTGTCAGCTTGTAGGTATGTAGACGAAGTTGTGGTTTATCAAACTGAACAGGATCTAGTAGACCTGTTGCTGATTTTGCCCGTTGATGTAAGAATACTGGGTGTGGAATACAAGGAAAAAACATTTTCTGGTGATGCGGAATGTTATAGCCGCGGCATTGAACTGGTGTTTAACTCGCGCGACCATAGTTTTAGTTCAAGCAGTCTGCGACGCAGAGTGGCAGCAGCCGAAAGCATGCGTGTACTGAAAAACGAACCCGATCGTGAAAAGGATCCTGTGTTGCCCATTGAAGAATTCACCTTTGCCCAGGTATTAGACAAACGCTACAGTAGATAATGGATCCTATTCCCTTACCAAAAACTGTCACTGTTTATACTCTGGTCAAACAGTCTGGTGCAACTTTGAATTACATCGGTGGTGCCTATAATGCCACTAATTGTATGGGATATGGATTTTTCCTACACAAAATAGATGCAGAACATCAAAGGACTCTTGAATTACTAAAAGAGGAAAACGCAGGTGTTCAAATACACATGTTTGAACTTACTGTTCCCAATCCTGTCTATAAAGCATGATACTGTATGTCAATGGTGACAGTCACGCTGCTGGAGCCGAAGCTGCTAACACATTTGCCTTCGCAGAAGATGATCCAAACTATCGTCATCTAGGTCGTCGACCGCATCCGGATAACCTAGCGGTCAGTTGGGGTCAACAGTTGGCCAATCAATTAGGTGCCGAGTTAGTCTGTGATGCCGAAAGTGGTAGTAGCAATCGCAGAATCGTACGCACGACCTTGGAGTTTATTAGACAACGTCGTGGTTATTTTCGTGACACACTGATCATTATAGGATGGAGTACCTGGGAACGTTCAGAAATTCTCGACGATGATGGTCAGTATTGGCAAATAGGGGCATCTGGTCTAGACTATCTACCAACTCATTTACATGATAGGTATCGAAACTTTATCGGCACTATTAACTGGCGTAGGTCCATGAACAAGGCCTATGCTGAAGTGATCACGATGCATAATTGGTTAAAGTCAAGAGGTATCAGTCATTTGTTTTTCAACTGCAACAGTCATTTTAGAAACATAGATGATCGCACAGCCAATTGGGGAGCTTGTTATCTAGATCCCTACAATCCGGACAGGACCATGGACCGTATACTACGCAAGCACAAGTTTGAAACGGTAAATCCGAATAGTTGGCATTTTGGCAAGGATGCCCATTGCTTTTGGGCTGATTATGTGTTACACTACTTGAACTCTAACAATCTATTACCAAAATGAACTACGTCCTTATAGATACTGCCAATATGTTTTTCCGTGCTAGACATGTGGCTTTTCGTGCTGCGGATCTTGACGAAAAGGTTGGCTACGCACTGCACATTACTTTGGCTGCTGTTAACAAAGTTGCACGTAGATTCAATGCGGATCATGTGGTATTCGCACTGGAAGGACGCAGTTGGCGCAAGGACATATATGAGCCTTACAAAAAGAATCGGGCAGCGGCTCGTGCTGCATTGACCGAAGCCGAACAAGAAGAAGATCGTATATTTTGGGAAACTTATGATCAGTTCACACAGTTTCTAGCACAGGGCACCAACTGTTCGGTAATCAGGCATGAAAATGCCGAAGCTGATGATATCATAGCTCGTTGGATTGCTCTGCATCCACAAGACACACATACCATTGTCAGCAGTGACACTGACTTTGTGCAGTTGATTTCAGAAAATGTCAATCAGTACAACGGTATCACCGACGAATTAATAACCATACGCGGCATATTTGATGCCAAAGACAAGCCGGTAATTGACAAGAAAACCAAAGAGCCAAAAACTGTGCCTGATCCAGAATGGTTGTTGTTTGAAAAATGCATGCGCGGCGATGTCAGCGATAACATATTCTCAGCTTATCCAGGAGTGCGAGTAAAAGGTACTAAAAATAAAGTGGGACTCACAGAAGCATTTCAAGATCGTCGTAGTCGTGGCTACGCATGGAACAATTTAATGCTGCAAAAATGGACTGATCACAACGGTGTTGAGCACAGAGTTCTAGATGATTATCGACGCAATCAACTGCTGATAGATCTAAATGCGCAGCCAGACACAGTCAAAGCCGAAGTTGATCATGCCATACGCAGTCAGATATCACACAAAGATATAGGTCAGGTTGGCACACGATTCATGAAGTTTTGTGGCCGTCATAATTTGGTCAAAATCAGCGAGCAGGCCGAGCAGTATGGTCGCTGGCTGAACAGTAACTATCAAGGAGTGTTAGATGGTATTAGCTAAGAGCGTGGTAAAAAATAAGTTTTGGATTTTGCGATCGGAATCTGGCAAGGTTGGTACAGTTGAAGCGGAAGGCAAAGGATTCAAGGTCAATCTCAATGGCACTGTAAACAATTTTCGCACACTGAGATCGGCCAAAGAAAAAATTGGCATAGACTTCGAACCAGTGCCGCCTACCAAGAGCCGACAACCACAGAATCATGTTAACGGTTACCCAACTGAAGGTCGTGCGCACAATCCAGTGATTGATGTACGTAGAAAGATTCCTATGTTTACCAAGCAGAGTAACAGTAAAAGTTGGTATGCAGCAGGCTGGTACGTGATTAATCAAGCCGGACATTGGCAACCAATGCTGTGTCCAAAAAAGATCATACTAGATCGCTACCCTTACCAGGGTCCGTTTTATACCAAGGATCAAGCACGTGAGTCTACACATCGCTAAATTTATTGAACGTATTAGATCCAACGAGCACAAAGGCAAACGAGATCTAGTGATCACCATGCAGGAAGCCAAAGATCTACATGCAGACATTACAAAACTATTACTGGCCTTAGAAGAACTGCGTCAAGCACAAGATAATACCGAGGATCAGGTGGTAGAAGTCAAAATCACAGGTGGCAACTTTTAAGCTGAAAATTTGGCTAAATAATACTGCTATATTATTTAGGAGAGCACAAGTTGTCTAGACCCAAACCATTAGTTTTGTTGGAGAAAACCAACAAGCAAAACTACAAAACCGAACAGGTCCTTGCGGCTGAAGGAATTTGGGCAGTGTTCTACGACGGCTCACCTATCAACCTCAAAACAAGTAATCTGCTGGTTCAGTACCCTGGCCCCAAGTACAAAAAGGTCAGCTTCAGTAACAGTGGACATGCTATCAATCTGGCTAAAAAACTCAACTCATATTTTCAAACTGACAAGTTTTCGGTAGTGCTTTTGAAGCAAGGCGAAACTATCTATGCCACCAATGCCAACCCGCAAGCTAGACCTAGTCCAGCGCCTAGTAGCCCTACTACCTGAAGAACATACAGAATCCATAGACATGGCCATGAAAACATGGTGGGTCAATCTTAGAGCCAAAGGCGGCCTAAGGTTAACCGATCATGGCTATCATATTTTTCATGGTGTACTCAAATTGGACAACTGGCACATTGACTTTGCTAAAAGCGACAAGGTAACCAAACAAACCATTTTGGACTTGGATCGTAAACTGGACTGGCCCTACTACATTGATGTGCGCCGTCGGCGCCTAATATTTTTCAGTAGCAAAGAAGCAATGATGGCCACACTGTATGGCAATCTCAACACTTGGCTGACCAATTTGCAGAACGGTTGACCAATTATTGGTTCTCCGTTATACTTTAGGCTAGTTAATTAATTGGAGGTTAACAATGCAGCAACATACCGCTATTCAACAAGTTAACAGTCAAATAATGTTTGGTACTTTTACCAACGACCAACTGGACAGCATCTTGGCCGCGGTCAAATTCCGCCGAGCACAGATTGGCAAAGAAACAAAACGGTCGTTGATGCTGGGTGATGTTGTTAAATTTACACATCCGCGCACGGGTTGCACACATCAAGGCAATGTTGTAAAAATTGCAATCAAGAATATCAAAGTTAAACAAGGTCTAACAACCTGGAACGTTCCTGCTAACATGCTAACAGTTGTTGATTAAGCAAGGAGTAGCCATGATACTAGCCGCAGAAGTTAACAAATACACAACACTAGATCGTTACGAAATTCGCAACATTCTTGCTCACAGTGGCTACTCAGGGATCAGTTTTGAATCTGTTAAGTTTCTGGGCATTACCAACGGTGGCGACTTTTGCTATAGTGTTAAGTATTTTGATGAATCTGGCACCGGCGAGCAAACCGGCAAAGTATTTGTTGCAAAATCAGCAACCGGGGACATGGTAGCTGAATTCTGAAAACGGTAGACCAATTATTCCCGATCCGGTATAATATAGGTATAGTAACTAATAAGGAGCGTACCAAATGTCAAAAATTACCGCATACACTGTAGAAGTTTACAAAGAAGATCGTCGTATCCGCAAGGACGAGCGTTACGGTCGCAACAAAAAAGGTCTGCGTTTTGTCAAGGTTGTGGATTTGAACTGCTCTTACAGCCAGGTCTGGAATGTGGCCGAAAGCTTCCGCACCGAAGGTTTCGTTGCTCATGTGTACGAAACGTTCGTGACTCGCAAGAACCTGGTCACAGGCAAAGAGTTTCAAGAGCGTTATGACACGCCGTACTTTTGCTCGCCTTCCAGCGAATCTTATTACAGCATGTAATGTCAAGGAGACAGCAATGACCAAATTCCAAAAACAAGTGCGAGAACTGGCCACACAAGTGGGTGACCCAACTGGCTTCAGCGAAGAAACCATAGACTACATTGCCTGCGAACTACAGGTCAGCTATGATGACGTTGAGCAAGTGTTCGACCAATTGGTAGACCTGGTAAACTAGGAGAAAAAACCATGACAGAGATCACTGATATTCCAGAAAATCAGCGTGTGATGAACATGCTAAAAGGATGGCAGTTTGATCGCAGGCAACACGGTTGCCTATACGATCGCGGTATGGCCGATAGCTACTACAGTCGTCCGCGCACACCACACTATGGTGGTGTTGGTGGTGACTCAGGTCCGCGTGTGGAAAAACTTACTGCCGATGAACGGGACGAGTACTTGGCCGGTTATGACTACAACGAGCGGTCAGGTGACAAGAAAAACTGGTATTGATTCGGGAGACTGAAATGGAATTCACTCAAAGTCAAGTTAATGCTATCGTGCGTGAAGCCAAAGAAGCTGCTTTTGTTGCTTCGGACCATTATTTTAGGAAAACTCTAGGCGGTGTAGACCAATATGCCTGTGGCTTTGCTTGGGTAAATATCCACGGAGTCAAAGGCAACACCAAGCTGGGCAAAATGCTCAAAGAGGCCGGTGTACGACAGGACTATACCAAAGCATTTCAACTTTGGAACCCGTCGGGCATGGGAGTACAAAACATTGACACACTGGAAGCTGGTGCTGTGGCCGCAGCCAAGGTGTTTGAGAAGTACGGATTCCGAGCTTATGCAGGCTCAAGGTTAGACTAATGTCAGCACGTATCGCAGAACTGGCCGAAGAGGCCAGACTAGAAGTACCAAGCAATCTCACAGTAGGCGAATGGGTCGAGCAATACAATCAAATATTAGGTAGGAAAATCATAGACGACTGTGTTAAAATCTGCCAACAAGGCACTGATACTCAGACTACCAGCAGCGGCGCAG